TACAACTGCGGTCGCTCCAGATTCTTCACCAATGAGAGTTTTGTTAACAAACTTGTCCAAAACTTCTACGTTTGAGTTTGATACGTTGTTTACTGTGAAGTCTTTGATCTTCAGAGTTTTCTTTACGTACCACTTACCATCAGAGGCACGAAGAATATCTTTTTTTGGATAGTAGAAGTCGGCTTCTTTCTGAGAGTTGAGCAAAATGCCAAGCAAAAATCGAGTTGCTTTTTCTGTACCTTTAGAGCGATAAAGGTCTTTAACATTCTTCAAAAGAAGATTTTTGTCTACAACGGCATTTCTTGGAATAATTGATAGGAAATGTTTGTTTAGAAGTCTTGAGAAGTCATTAAGTGTCTTGTCAACATCTCTATAGTCTAGCGCATTCTTTAGAAAGTCTATAGGTTTTCCATTTTGTTCCAAGTACTCATAGTATGCTTCAAGAAAGCGCACAAAATTTTCGTGATCATTCCTAACAAAATGAGGTAGTTGAGACGCTACAATGTTTGATATTCTATTATTCGTTGTCATTCATTACGACTCTGCGATAACGTCTATGATTATAGATGATACGTCATTTGTGTCTAGGGTCAATATCTTGTTTCTTGAAGGATAAATGATTTCATCTTCTGCTGGCACATCTATAGTTAGCGTATCCAGTTCGTAAATGTCGTTTTCTAGAACAGAAATTACAAAGATGTTTCTTAGCGTAACAATACCTGATGTATAGTCAATTCTTCCAACATTGCTGTTAACGATAACCTTTTCACCGTTTGTCTTGTTATAATATGTGCGTAGAGTGCCAAATCTAGACTGTGTTAAGGCAATCGCTCTGCCGCCACCGCCTCCTCCGCCACTAATGTCAACAGTGGCTGTTGTATAGTTTGAGCCTCTGTTTGTTATATTTATTTTCTTTATTCTACCATTTACAATCTCTGCAACGGCTGTAGCACCTGTACCATCACCTGCAATTCTAACTCTAGGAATAGAAGTATAATCTTGTCCAGAGTCTCTTACTGAAATTGCATCAATGCCTGTGAATGATTCTGGAACTTCTTCAATAAAGACAGTTCTCGGTACACCCGATGAGTCATTCACTGTTATACGTGGGAAAGAAACAAGCTTGTTTACGAAGTCGCCTTTCTTTAATGGGAATCCGTATCTCAAAACATAATTCTTTGTTACACCTGTTTCAATCAACTGTCTCTTTTGAACATAAACTTCCAAGTCAGAAGCCGTAATTGATGGATCAGCATTGTCTATGTAATACTGTAGGCGAGACTTTCTGAAAATAGAACCGAAGTTGTTTAGGTCGTCCTGCGAATAATCTTCAATTGCAGCGACAACTAGTGATCTGATTTGATTGGCTCTGAGATTTGTTAGTGTTGGATTGTATGTAACCTTGCCTCTAACTTTAATGTAAACAAATTCGGGATCAACAATCTCAGGAGTAATTGTCAGAACATTGCGATTGCGAATAAGTGTTTCTTTAATTGATTCCTTTTCAATCTCAGACAGCGAATAGTTTTCCTTTGTCTTGAGAGATATGAAAATCTTGCCGTATTGAATTGGATCGTTTTCCTCGCCACCCCAGACTGAAACAGAATCAATGTTCTGATAATCCTTAAGCAACAGAGATTCATAGTCTTTCTTTGTTACTGCACGATTCTGTGTTGTATAATGATAGGGCGCTCTAAATCTGATTTGCTCAATTGATTCTCTTTCGGATCCACCAAATGAACTGTTTGCTGTAGCTATGATGATGTTTGAACGATAACCATCAACTGCCTGAGCAAAGTCAAATTCAGATATCTTGTTTGCCTTTTCACCTTCAGACTCTAGATAAGTGATCGTAATGATGTTGCCGTTGTCTGGCTTTCTGCCCAATACGTTATCACCAAATGTCATGACATAGTTATCGCCCTCTTCTTCAAGGAAGTATACAGGCGATGTGTTTTTGATTTCGGTAATATCATCTGCTGGATTGTAGACAATAGCTGAAGCATTTGTAGAAGACTGCTGCACAGTTACCGTGATGGTATCTGTATCTACGTTTGCTGATGGAATAGTAAATCGTCTCTTGGTATTACCTGCATCCATAACATACTGTCTGGTAATAACATCGCCCTGACGAATATGAACATTGTTGAAAAGAAAATGTCCACTTGTTTTTGCCGCAGAGTTTGAATATATCGTGACAAAAGGATAGTTTACACCATCAATATCTCTACCAAGCAATCTTGTATACTTATTGAGTGTAATGATGTTCTTGACTTGATCTTCTGTACTAGCAGGTGTAATTTTAATGTCTAGAACGGCCTGAGAACCTTTGCGTCCTTCAGGCACATAATTTGTTAGCTTTGCATGAGAAAGAATAGAACTACGCAACTGAGCAGTGTCAAGAAACATTTCGTTGCCGATCATGTTTGCATAATAGCTCATATAGTGAGTATTATAAGCCAAAACGTCCAACAGAATGGACATACCAGCGCCATCAAAATCAAAGTCTTGGAATTGTTTTTGAGACCTTAAAAAATTCTTTAGATTGTTTTTGATGCCGTCAAAGTCTAGTTCTGTGACTCTAAGTGCTGTATTTGCTAGTGGTGCCATTTTTATCTAATTCTTTCCAAGAAAAGTCCTGCGACGATTGGCTCATTTGAGTTCAATATCTTATAATATAGAGTAACGTCAAAACCGTTGTTGTCATAATCAAAGTTGGCTTTAACATCCAATAACTGCACTCTCGGTTCAAAATTGTCTATGACTTCACGAATAGCCAGCTTAAGGTTATTCATGGTCATCGGAGTCATGTTCTCAAACAGTAGCGCAGAAACACCAGAACCAAGATAAGATTGAAACGGTCTTTCATAAAAGTTAGTTAAAATAAGATTGCGAACTGATCGCTGAATAGCATCATCGCCCTTTCTGATAACCACATCTTTTGTGGTTTCATGAGGAACAAAATCTAGATCCAGATCGGAATAGTCGTTTTCTCTTGTTTTAAATGCCATCTGTTATTTATTATCCTTTTTTATGCGTGATAGACGCATCTTCGGCAGAATCAGCATTGCCTGAGTTGAGGTCAATTGTAGAACCTTCCATAGCAATAGAGCCACCCTTCATAGACATTTTACCAGAAGATTGAACTTTCATAGCACCACCGCCCTTGATATTGAACGTGCCGCCTGTTTGCATGAAGCCAAGACCAGTCGCTTTTATTCCTATATCACCACCAGCTTTTACGCCAATATTACCGCCAGTAGATGCAAGAGTCATACCAGCATCAGATGCAATCGTCGTTAGTCCGTGAGTGGTAATTTCGGTTGACCCTTCAATCTTTGTTGCCATATTCTTTGCTGAAGTGTCAATATTTTCTTTAATCATTTGATTCAGACTTTTGGCTTGTACGATCATATCACCTTCTACAGCCAAATTCATATTACCTGCAACTGTGGTATTATAATCCCCATCGACTCTCATGGAACAATCACCCTTAACGACCAAATCATGAGAGCCTGTCACAACAATGCGGTTCTCACCAAGAACGAACGTATACATGCCAGAACCAGCGCCAATAATAACTTGACCCTTTGGATCCCACTGAATATATGATCCGCCGCGATGCTTGATAGTAATTGACTCAGCACCTTCCGAGTCATCAAATATCAGTGTATGTCCTGAGCGTGTCTTCTTGATATCAAAGTTTGGGTATACACCAGCGCCTTTTTGCGTAGTGGCATCGGGCGGAATATCAAAAGTAGTCGGTGTTTTTTTATAATCGTCTGCCATTATGATAACACATCTATTCCAGTATTAATCTTTTTCATTATATCGTTTAGCTTAGTTCTAGGTGCTGATCCACTAGCAATTGCCGTTTCCATTCTATCTTTGAATACCTGCTGAAACTCTGGTGATAATCTCTGAGATACTTCACTCATGGCTTGAGAGGCACCGCCAAACATATTTTGCCCGAACACGACACCAGGAAACTGTGTAGGCGATGATAATAGAGTTGAAAATGCATCTATTGCTTTCTGTACAGGTTCTGGGATTAAGCTCTGAATAGCACCAGAAGCATCAACTGAAATTGAAACATCACCAAAAGGCGTCTTGATTGGTATATTTACAGCGGCTAGAGTTTCTAGTCCAAACAATGAAGTGTCGGACTGCAATCTCTGCATTGTGCCAACAATATCGGCAATGCTAGAAGACTGTGATAATAAATTGACTGCATTATTTAGAAATACATCTGGGTTTACTCTGCCAGAAGTATTAAACGATCCTTCGCCTGCTTCTACGCCCTGAATAAGAATATTCATGTTTTCTAGACCAGCCTGTAACTCTCTAGGTAACTTGTCCATAATTTGATTGAATAGCGCACCTTGCAGCATGTTGAACATATTACCCAGCGACATTGGCATGCCAGGCAACTGTGATAGTATAGAAGGAGACAATACTGAATTAAATTGCTGAATTGCGGTAGAAACGTTTTGCGGTGTCGGTAATTTAGCACCTGCCATTGCATATAACGCAGCGTGTGATGGAATACCCTCTAGCAGCTTATATGAATGCTTCTGTCCCTTTTCCTGAATAGTTCTCTTATCG